ATAAATTATATAAATATAATAATTTATTGTTTATTATATGTCTGTTGCAATTATTGATGTTAATGATGTTTTTTTTGATACTGAATCAATATCACAAGCGCGATTTGAATATGACGTAATTTCTGAAACCATTTGTGATTTTATATCAATTAAAAATATTAATAACACTGAGGATGATATTATGAAAATTTTAATTAGTGAATTAGAATTAACAGAAAATAATTTTACCATTCATACAGGTGAAGCTTCATATGTTAATGATGAATTATATCAGATTTGCCACATATTATTAACTAAAGAATCATATAATACAATAAAAAGTAAAAATATAAAATATAATGGAATTGCGAGTTATTTGTCTGATACTACTTTGAAAGTTTATGGAAAAGCAATATTAATAAAATATAATACTTTTAATGATGAAAATAAATTAGAGACAATTATTGAAGATAATATTATCAATTTATTTATTAGTAAATTCGTTCACAAAGGAGTTATAGTCAGCCCTAACGAATCGGTTAGTGAAATAAAATTTATCTATAATCCTATAGATTGGGTCACAGTAAGTGAAAGTGAAAAATACAAATATTACGAATTAGAAATCTATGAAAAAATATTAATGGTTTTTTTCGACAAAAGTTTAGAAAATAATCGAGATGTTGAAAAAAATAAAAATGTTTCTGATCTTCTGAATCAAGACATATATGGAAAGGCAATAATTGCATTAAGAAATCAATTTCTTGACATGACCGATAATAATATAGTATATTCAGATTTAGATTCAGACACATATAAAAAAATGATAAGTATTGTTAAAAATAAATTAAATAATAACAAAACAGGTAATAATAAGGTGGATGATATAATAAATGATATTAACTCCAAAAAGAAAATGACAAATTTTTACAAATTATTAAATTCTTCAGCATAACTTTGTGTATATTTTTAATTAAATATATTTCACTATAATATAATATCATGTCTAATGATTTAGAAGGAACATCTCTTATTGATATAAAAAATAGGTTGAAAAGAATAAATTACGAGAAACAAAATCAGTTTCAAGTAGGTAATTTTGAACCTACAAACAACAATTTGCCATCGTCAAATTCATATGATAATAATATAAATCCTCCTCAAAATTTCTCAAATAATGTCACTACTCCCAAAAAACATCCTATAGTAAGTATTCCTAATAATATCGAAACTATTGATACTAATACAATGTTCACCAATATATCCAAAAATAAAATCACTAACCAAAATAAAAAATATGTTAATAAAAAAAGATTTGAGAAAAATAATTATTCTATACCAAATATAAATAATTTAGTTTTAGATATTAATAAATCACTCGAAAATTATTCCCCATCAAGTCAGGCTGTACCCTTAACTGATGAATATGAAGATTATCATGAACCTCTTGAAAATTTACAAAATACAAAAAATGAAAATACAGAAACAAAAGATTCTTCAGATTACATTCTATTAAAGGAATTTTTATTATTAGTAATCATTTACGTAATATTATCACAAAATTTTTTCAGAAATTTTATCGGTAAATACATAAAATATATAAATCCAAAACCAGATGGAAATGTATCATTAATTGGTGTTATTATCTATGGTATATTATTTGCAATTATCTATTTAATTGTCAAAAAATTTTTAATTTAATAATTTATTTATATATTCCAATTTATTTATCATATTGTTAATATTTATATTTTCTAAAGAAATTCTAATTTCAACGTGATTATTGATATTATTCGTATTTAAAAATGATAAATCAATTTCGTCAAAATTATAATTATTGATTTTTACGATATATTCATTATCATATCTATTTAATATTGGAATATTTTCTCTCTTTATTAATGTTTCTTTACCAATTATCAATAATGAACTATTTAAATATTTAACATCATAAATAGTTTTTTTAACACAAAAAGTTTTATTATCATTCAAGTGCAATTCCATATCACGATACACATAGACATTTTCCACATATGTTGTTGAAAAAAATTTTTCCAATTTTTTTATCATATTTTGTATATTTTTTTTATCGATATTAATATCTCCAAATTTTTTATTATAAGACACTTTCAAAGGTAATATTATTATGTAATTATAATCATTTAAATTAATATTATTAACAATTTTTTTAATATCATTAATATCTTGTCTATTTAAAAACATTACTTAATACTAAATATTATATAAAAATATTGCTTTATATTTTCATTTTTTTGGACTAAAAATAAGAAAAAAAATTGAAAAAAAAATACATTAAAATTATTTGACTAAATATATTGAAAATAAACAATATAAAATGACTGAGGTTATCAAAACTGAAAAATCTCAAACAATACATGAAATCGAAAAAATTATTAATTCATATGGAAACTATAAATTAAAAACCACAATTAAAAAAAACATATTCAATGGTATAAAAATAGATTTAAAAAATGCCGAAACAATGTTTTTGGACTTTTGTACAAGAATTTTTTCAAATGATAACGAAATAAATCAAAGATTAGTTGAGATAGTAGTTTTTGTAATATGTAATGAAAATCCCGACTTTATAAAAAACACATTAATAAATTTATTTGATAATTACACAAAGATGGTTAGCCAATCATTACAGGAAATCATATTATCAAATAATTTTACTCTTAAAAAATTTATTGACAATTATAACATATTTGATAGAATAGAAAATTTTTTAAAAAACATTTTGTCATATTACAATAATAACACGTATTTTGAAAATTCGAAAAAATACAAGTATACGTCTCTTATTAATGTCATTAAAGATGCAACTATATATGTCAATATATTGAACAAAAAATATGTTTTTGATAATTCTGAAAAATGGTTATGTAAAATAATTTCTCATTTTATGTCAAATGAAATTAGTATCTATGATGATATTTATTTGAGTCCACTAGTTGATAATATATTAATTATTTACAATATTTTTACCAAAAATAAGAATATCAATAAAGAAAACTGTAACATAATCATAAATACAAATAAATTCGATGATCCTTTTAACAATAAATTAATTGAAATGATTAATAATGAAATAAACTCTTCGATAATTTTATTGTTCGAATCACATAAACGTTATAATATTCATAAAATAAAAAATATAATTAGAATGGGTCTCAATTTATGTGATAAAACATTATTCACAATAATTTACAGACGTTATTTGACCAATAGATTAAAAGAATTCAAGACCAATCCTGAAATTGAAGCTGATTTTTTAGATAATATTTTCCCTTATAAGTTTAATCCTCAACTTTTTGCCAAAATGAAGTATCAAATCCACGATGCGTGTTTGCGTAAAGAACATGAAGCTTGTTTTAAGAATGTATCTATTAAAATAGAATCAGAAAAATTCAAGCATTTGAAAGTAGAAGATTTGGATAAAACATTAGTAAATATTTTGCTAATGAGATCATATGCATGGGATGATAACAATTCTATCGAAACATATAATCTTCCACCTGAATTAGATGTTCATTTTGTAAAACTTTTAAAAATCTATAAAAATAATTATCCTGATAATGATTTGATAATAGCACATAATGAGTGTTCTGGAACATTAAAAATGAAACTAGCCGAAAACGTTGATTATAACATTAATATGACACTCTCTCAATTAGCAATAATCATATTGATATGTAGTAAAACCAAAATTAGTGCCTTAGATATTAGTAAATATTTGGGAATTAGATTAAGTAAATTGGGAATGATATTAAATAGTTTAATTGATGTTGGATTAATAGTTAGAGATGTTGGTGCTGCAAATAATCCACGTTTACTTTTTTCGATTAATTGGAACTGTAAATTTGATGATACAAATGTCTCAATTATAAGCATTTTAAATAAATTACAAAATATAAAAAATGAAACAATATCTAGCAATGATTTACCAAAAATAAATACGACTATTTTAAAAGCAAAATTATTGGCAACTGTCTCAAAATTAAAAACATGTAGTGTCGATAAATTAAAAGAAGAACTTGATCAAAATCTTGGAATTAAAATACCCTTGGATTTGATAAATCAAGAAATACAAACTAATATTGAATCTGGTCATTTAATAAAAGAAAACGATATGCTAAAATACACTAGTGATCCTAAAAATAAAAATGATTTGGATTTGGATTTTGATTTCGAAAAAGATTTGGATTTTGAAAGAACTCTTGAAAATAATAAAATTAAAAATGGACTACAGAAAATTGAGGATGTAAATACCATCCTTTCAATTAGTGAAACCTAGTCATTTAATTTTTTTTTTATCTAAATTAATATTTTATATTTATAATCCAATAAAATTAGACTCGGAACTAATAGAATAACATGATTTTTTTTCAAAAATTTTTCGTATTTAATAGTATTTCTCTAGTTTATAATCAACAAAATTAACAAAATCATATTATTCTGTTATTTCAGTGTGTGGATCTTGAAAGTTGATAGAATATATTAAAAAATAATTTTTTCAATTTTAATATTATTGAAAGATAAATAATTCAAGCAGTTTTTTTATTATCATGTTAAATAAAAACTACTTATATATTAACACTTATATATAATTATATGTTAATCATATTAATAATTGCTATAATTATCATACTTATTATTGGGGCATTTGTTATAAATATTTTCAACAATATAAAAAATAGTTTAATATTCAGACCCGAAAAGACGTATTTTATTGACAAAACAAAAATTAATAGTATTTTTAAGGAAAAAAATATGATCGTAAATATTACCGAAAATTTTATTAATATTGATAATAAGAAAATTCATTATATGATTTTAAATAATGAAAATGTCAAAAATACAGAAAATATATGCCTATTTTCTCATGGTAATAGCGGTAACATATCTCTAATCTCTACTGCAAATGCCGTTTGTTTCATGCTCAAGTTCTGTCCTGTTTTTATATTTGATTATTCGGGTTATGGCAAAAGTAGTGGTGAAGCATCAGAAAAAAACTTATATGAAGACACTAAAATAGCATGGAGTTATTTATTAAAAACCTATAAACCAAGCGATATTATATTATTTGGGGAATCACTAGGTTGTGCATCAGTTACAGACTTGTTATACGATTTAATTGTCATAAAAAAATTAAAAGATGACGAATTGCCAAAAGGTTTAATATTGGAATCGGGATTTTATAATATCGAAAAAATGTTTGTCGATTATCAATCAAGATTACTCGATCAATTATTTGCTTACAATAATAGTTATGGTATCTCGATTTTGTCTTTTTTATTCAAAATATTTGATAATCTCGGCATTTTTAATTTACTTGTTAAAAATCAATTTGATAATGCCAGAAAAATAAAAGAAATAAGAAAATATAATAAAAATTACCCAATAATAATATTTCATAACAAAGAAGATCAAATTATTAATTATGACCATTCATATACTTTATCAAAAGAAACTGATTCAATTTTATTTGAAATTAAAGGTCAACACGGATTACCTATATTTGATATAGAAAGTGAAAATTTAATTAGAAAATATTTTTTTAGTTAAAAATCAAAAAATTAAATAAATTGAATAAAAATTTAAATAAAACGTGCTAGTAATTAATTACCATAAAATAGAAAATGATTTTTTTAATCTTGAAGAAAATATAATAAAATTAAAATTATTGCCATTGCCATTATAAAAAGTCATCTTCCCGCCATTCATATACTTTATCAAAAGAAACTGATTCAATTTTATTTGAAATTAAAGGTCAACACGGATTACCTATATTTGATATAGAAAGTGAAAATTTAATTAGAAAATATT